CCGCCCGCCGCGCCCTTGGCCTTGATTGACAACCATTTTCGTGACCCCACGAAAATGATACCCGGACACCTTGGAGCCGCCGCACCGGCACAAAGCGACGGCACCCCATACAAAACCCGCCGCCCAGGGTAAAGGGCAGAAAGGCCGCAAATATGTATGTTCTGGAATACAAGTAGCTTCATATCGTCCGTGAGGAGCAGACTAAAAATCGAACCTGCCAAAGCTACCGTTGGAAACAGGCCGCCATCTGCGAGAGCAGGGAACCCCTTGAAGCAATCCGTTCCGCCAAAACTCGCCCCGAAGAATGGCGCGTTGTCCCCATGGGCGACAGCTCAGCAGAGAATTGAAGGAGATTGCCCCATGTCAATTCTGTATGAAAAGTTCAAAAAATACCAGGTTCCCGCATCCTCTGTTGAGGACTTCCGCCGCCGCTACACAAAGCCCGACCGCTTTGCACAGCGCGGCCCGGAATATCAGGCCGCCGTCCTCCAGGCTGCCCGCGACGATCTTGCACAGTTCGGCTATACCATCATCAGCCGCCACGACAGCGTGACCGGTGAAGTCTTGGCCTACTACGAGCCAAACGAACAGGAGGTATCCCAATGATTGACCACAAGAACCACTATGCCCGCTACTGTGAACTCATATCCCTGGCCGCCAGCTCCGCCCCCGCTCGCCAGCGGGACGGCGGATACATGGCCGCCGTCTATATCCTTTCCGCCGACAAAACGCTGTGTGACATCGCCCGACGCAAAATTTGCCCCGACGGTATCAGTTTCCCCGGTATTTTGTCCGTCGCCCGCCGGGCGGAACTGTCTGACAGTCAATTTACAGCCATCCGCTCCGCTCACAATCTATTCAATGGCGGCTCCAGTTCCTCTGTTACCCCCTATGATCTCGCCCTCTGCGATTATCTGACTTTGGACATCATCACGCAGGCCATGTATATCTGGAAGTGCGGCTGCACCGTTTCCGCCGGTCAAGATGGCAGCATACAGCTTGACCGCACCGGCGAGTGCCAGCGCCGCGGGATTGAACAGGCCCTTTCCCAGCATTTATCTGAATTTGAATAGACCTATACACTGTTTCGTGTTATAATACGACAAGTTCAATTCACTTCATCGGGAGGTTTTTATATGACCAACAAGGAATACATCGCCCAACGCGTCAACAAGAATTGCACCCGTGCCTCGTGCCTCCTCTGTGCCGAGGCCGATAAATACCCCAGCTATAACGATTGCCCATATCTCCCCCTTAAAGAAATCGCTTGCAACAGGCCCTTAACCGCCGCAGATGTCCCCGATGATCTTGCAACCGACTGATAGTGAACGGAGGCACCCCATGGACAACACACAGCAGATTTTCCCGGCGTTCCGCCTGGTGGCTCAGTTTGCCGACGGCCAGCGCCTCACCTTTGACGGCCTGACCGAGCAGCAGGCACAGCAAAGCATGGAGGCCGCCCAGGCCCAGCATGGAGATATTACCTGGTTCGACGGCGTAACCGACCGGCACTACGAAAACGGGCGCTATTACAAACTCACCCCGCAGCCCCCGGAGATCACCATGATCGACCTGACGGGCTATAACGAACCCCAGGAGGAGGAATGACCTATGCCAGTTCCAGAATACAGGCGGCGCGGCAACGACCGTTATAACGCCAAGTGCGACTATATCAGCGTCCGCCCGATCAAGTCCATTGGTGCGGCCATCCGTGCCGCTGCCAAGGCCGCCGATCAGAGCGTCCAGGGCTATGTGATACAGGCTTGTATTGAGCGTATGAAGCGGGAGGGCCAGCCCCTCGAACTCAATACGCCCGACGAACCCCCGGAACCCTGACGCCGTTATCAGAACGGGAAAAAGCGTTATCAAAACCTCAAAAAGTGAAACAAAACCCCGGCAGACCGTAACAAAACGGCCCGCCGGGGTTCTTTCATCTTTTCCCGCTCCTGTACAGGTATCTATACCGGCTCCGCAGCGCCCGTATCCGCCGCCGCCGAGCTAAGTATCTACCCACGCTTCCGGTTATCGTTCTCACAAAACCCATTTCAAATTTTCTCCTCCCACTCTTTGCTGAACCGCAGTTGTTTGCGTGGTTCATAAACGGTCAGTGCCCCCAGGTGGATTGTGTGAATGCTCCATCCTCTGCAAAATATCTCCTCTGCGCAGTCCACCTTCTTGTTCAACTCCCTTGCAGCATCATAAATGCCGCTATCCAAAATAATCCCAGCTCCGCCCCCGTACATAAAAAAGCGATTGATTTTTACATCATTCGGCATCTGCTCAATAGTCCGTTTCATGTATTCCAGCAACAACAAGGTCGCTTTCTTGCTCATTGGCATTTCACCCACCTGCTTTCATATTCGCAAATTGTTTTTCCACAGCCTTTCCCCGCTTTGTGGAAACTTGAACACGCCGCGCATATAGTCGGTTCAGAAAACTTCCTTTAGGGCTGGTTTCCGGCGGCTCGCCCCTGCAAAAATCCGTCCCAGTGGGCGGCAGACACAGCCCCAAAACCATCCCGCTCCCCGCACAAAATTTTTCGGCGCTTATTATGTACGCGCGCGCGCGGCGCGGGCGGCCAGCTCCGCAGCCTCCGGCAGTTCCTCCAGGGCCTCGCCAAAACGCTCCATAGCCCGCTCGTGCCAGTTTCTCACGGTGCTGTCTGGCGCGTTCATCCTGACGCCCGTTTTTGCCCAACTGTAACCACGCACATAGCGCATCAAGATCACCTGCTTGTACCTACCGTTTACGGCGTCCAGGCAGCCCCGGATGGCCGCTGCGTCCGCGCTCAAAACCGTCTCGTTCGCCTTGATTTCCGCCAGCCGGTCGCCCACACCGCTTTCCAGCGCCCGCAGGCCCGCTTCTTCCGTTGGCTTCCCCGGCGACGAGCTGTGCGGCGTCCCATCATACGCCAGCCCACGCAGCCCATAGTAATTGCCCTCCAGCTCCTCCCGTTCCTGCTGCAACAAGCGCAGCATACCCGGAATGGCCTTGTAATACTGGGCTATGTGTTTCACGCTCTCAAACTGCATCGTCGCCTCCCGTTCCCGGCTTTCTGTTCGCCGTCTCCCTCTAACACCCTCAGTCCAGCGTTTTGCTGAAAATCGGCTCGTCAGCCTTGCTTTCGTCCACATCCACCGGCTCACCGAGAATTTCTGTCAGCCGTCTTGCCAGCATGGCGTACCCGAAGTAGTCCCCGCCCTTTGCCCACTCTCCAAACTCACGGAACACAGCTTCCGTGGCTTTGATCGTCTCCTCCAGGCGCTCCCGGCCAAAGCCCAGTGCCTTGTGCGCGCCCAGTGCGTAGCACTTGACCACTATCTCCGCCGCTTCCCGCTGTTCTCCCAGCATGGCCCAGTCTCTTGCTTTTTTGGGTGGCTTCGTGATAGGCAGCACAAAATTCCCATCGTACAAGCCCGCCAGCGTCTCGTTGAGCAGTTTCTTTGCCCGCTCCATACCCACGGCCCTCTGGTTGATTGCAAAGCGCTCCAGCTCCCCATTGGCCGCGTCCGTCACTCTCTGCAAGCGGCCCTCTCCAATGCCGTACCGGTCATTCAGCGCCACCATGAAGCACAAACAGATCACATGGCCTGCCGCCTCCCGGTTTTCCTGTACCCGCTCGCTTTCCGGCTTCTTGGTGCGCAGATACCGCGCCTGGGCCTGCCGGGCCACATTCCCGGCGAAAACAGGTGGCTTTCTTTTATGCTTCCCCATGGTTTTCCTCCATTTCCACAATGTTTTCACATCTCCGCCCGCAAATGGGGCAGAACTGCACACAAAGCACATTCAGCCCGCCACCCGCAGTCGTGCTGTCCATGCACAGGCGCGGCCTGCCGTTTTCGTCCCACTCAATCCAAAAGGTCATCCCGTCCACGGTCTCCAGCTTTTGGTGCCGCTGGCACAGCCCGCACACGGGTTTCTGCTTCTCGTCCATCGCTACTTTGCCCCCTTTGTCAGTTCTGTCCAGCGGTCAATTTCCTCTTTGCTGTCCGCTGTTATGATCTCCGTGAATTTCCATCCAGCCGGGCGGGCCACCTGTTCCAGGAATACCCGCCGCCGTAGGGCATAATCCCGCTGCATCCGCCGGACAAACTTGCTCTTGATCTCCACGATCTCCACGGTTCCGTCTGCATAAACCAACCGGAAGTCCGCAGTATACCGAACCGGGCGCAGCTTCAAAGCCCCGTATTGTCCCGCCGGGAACAGGGGAAAGCATGGGTGGGCCTCCCACTCCACGATCTCACCCCGCGCCACCTTTGGGGCCACGGTGCCGATGTAATATTCATACTCGCCCAGGCTGTCAAACTCTTTGCCGGTGATCTTCGCGGCCCGTGCCGCCTCCGCCAGCGGGTCGCTCCGCTTTTTTCTTCCCTTGGCGAGCTGCGCTTCCGCCTGCGCACGGTAGCGCGGCGGCAGGTCGGACAGCTCCAGACGGAACGCCATCACAAAATGCCCTCCCGCCGTTTTTCTTCCTGTGTCGCCTGCATATCGGCGTGGTGCAGGGCCAGCACAAGGGCGCATTTGTCCTGTGCTTCGTTCAGCGCCCGGCTCCCGCCCCGGAAAGCATCGTCATAAGCCCCCATGTGCCAGCGGATAGCAAGGGCCTCCTCGTCAGTCAAGTCCATGAACTTCATCACCAGATACACAGACTTTTCCCCATGCCCCATCGGCAGCTGGTCTTTCACGCTGTACTTTCCGTCCCGCTCCCTGCGGTAATAGCCGGTTTTGCAGACATCATGCAGCAGCGCCACGACGGCGACACTCTCCCCGCCGTACTCCCGGATGGTAGACTGTCCGAGCAGGGCATAATATACATTCAGACTGTGTTCCACCAGCCCACCGGGATATGCCCCGTGAAAGCGTGTGCTGGCCGGTGCCTCGAAAAAGTCCGTGGTTCCAAGCCAGGCCAGCAGGTCTGCCGCCCCCGGCCTCGTCACCTGGGATATGAAAATTTCCTTGAACCGTTCCTTGTTTGTCATACAGGTCTCCTCCTCGTCTGTTTGATATTCCCACGCCCATGCCAGCATTCGGCACGGCGCAAGATCACGATTGTGTGGCGCATACCCCCGTCGCTCACTTTGGTTTCCACCCGGTTCAGGGTGTACCCCGGATACTTCTTCTCCCAAAATTCCGTGTCGTCTATGTACAGGGTGCTGGCCTCGTCCAGCTTCCGGCGGCTCCACTTGCTGTCATTGGGCGGAGGTGTCTTTGGTTTCTCCAGGCCCCGGCTCTGTCTCCAGCTCCGGGCGCACCGCTTGTTCTTGCTGATGTATCGCACAAGACTTTCCACGCTGCCATGGTCAACATCCAGGTATTCCCCGCGCGTCAAGCCTATTCTTTTCCCGTTTACGCTCCACAGTTCTTCCAGCACATCCCTGGTCAAGCCCTCCGTGTGCTGGATGATCGCGTGGTGATGATGGCGGCCACAAATTTTCCCGTCCTCCGTGATTGTGGTGTACTCCGTCGCCGCCACCCACTTGGGGCGCTGCACTCCGTTCCTGTCACACCACCGGTAAAGCCGCTTGATGTAGTTCGTAAAATCCAGGTCGGCCCTGTGTGTGTCCCCCGGCTCCGGCAGATGATCGTCGTCGTATGTCCCAGTCCAGGAGAAATCCCCTTTTCCGAAATTGGTGTTGACGAGCTGCACATGGTAGCGCTTGGCCCGGTTGTCGTTGTAGGTCTGCTGTGCCAGAGAGGATGCTTCTTTTTTCTTTGCCCGGCGTGACGCCTTATGCTTCTTGGCTGAGACAGGGTATAGATCGACCTCCATGTATGGGGCTGTGTCGTAGTCCTTGCCGCAGATATGCTTTTGTTCTCGGTAATACAGGCCCACGACCTCACCCCTCCCCATAGCACCCGCTCCGTCTGTGTCAAGGCCGGGTCGTATTTCCTGCCGGAAATCTCCACCCTTTCCCTTGACCCAGCCTGCGCTTGGTGCTGATTGCTGATTACCGGAAGCAAGGGCGGGCCTTGCTTCCGCTCAACAACATTCTCTTTCCTGTCCGGCCAGCCTTTTGGCCTGTCCCTCCTGGGCTTCCACCTCTTCCGGTGGCCTGTCCCTTAACTTAACGCTGATATACCAGCCCATTGTCGGCCCTCGCCGACTTTATTTTTTGCCCGCCATCAGGCAGGCACAGGAGTTTTCTCAACCGGCAAGGCCGCGCCGATCACCGGCGCGACCGCTGCCGCTCGTTAAATTGTCAGGTTCTTTTTTCTCGTCGCCGTCCTCGGCTGCAATAATCATCCGGGCGCACAATGCCCAGGTAGCCCCGGCCACATTCCCCGTAACAGCCAGTGATCTCCAGGTGGCAGCACTCTTTGCACCGCACCAGCTCCTCTGTATCCCGCTTGTCCGCTGGCTTCCTGGTCTTTTTCTCTTTGGGCCATACCCGCCAGCTGGATGGGTTATCTTTTCTCCGGCTCATTCCCCCGCCTCTCTTTCCACTGTCCTCTCGAACCGAATTTTCATCTGCGCCGGATATAGGTCTACCTCCGGCCTGCGCTTACCTGTCCAGCGAAAGCCTCCAGCTTTCCCCACACACTTCCACCCGCTCGCCCGCAGGCTCGCTCCATTTTCTGTGTCAAGGATGTATGTCACCAGACGCTTATATCCCATCGCGCGGGCCGCCCTCCATGCGGCTGAGTAAAGCATTGAACAGGCATTGCGTGTGCCGTCCGTGCATAAGCGATTGACTTCCAGTGTCCACCCATCGTCAAGGTGGCGAGCCACAGGACGACCCACAATAGCAACGCCCACGATCTTCTCCCCATCAGAAAGTCCGATTGAAAACTTGTGCCCGACCACTGGCCCGTGGTGCCGGTGGTGTTGTTCAACATAGGCATTTGCTTCTTTCAGTGTCATAGGACACAGTTCAATCATCAAAGTCCCCTCCGTCTACTCCGCACGGCTGAACCGTCCCATGATCCAGTCCCATTGTTTTTCCGTTAGCTCTGATGTTTTATCCGCAATCACGATTTCCCGCCCGCAGGCAGGGCAGAAGCGCCACCCGTTTTCCTCCGGGCCGTCTGCCTCAAAGTTCTCTATGTATCCGCACTTCCCGCACACCCAGGCGTCATGCTCCTGGTCTGTGCAGGTATAAACTGTTTTCTCGTTCATCTCTGCTCCTCACTTTCCCCTACCACACTCAGCGCCGCTTCGGCAATTCGTTCGGCGTTGTTGTCTCCGCTTAATTCGCCATCTCTGCCAACTGTTTTGAGTAATCTGGTTTTTGCAACACATACCCAGCAGCGAACATTTCCAAAAGTTTCTCCGCTGTAAAGCCTGTTACAGCATAGAGCTTTGTGTATAGTTCCTCAAACTCTCGTGCTTGGTTCACACACTTGTTTAGCGTGTCTCCAATCATGCACGGAAGCACCACGCACCGCCCCTCCGTTTCGGCCTGCAAGATTTCGCAAAGCCTTGCAAGGCTGATTTTAAGCCGCAATCTGTTGAACGCCATAATAGTTGCGTACTTCTCGCTTGTCTCGCACGGCTCCAATCCGGTATCCTCATAGGCGGCAAGCCGTTCCAACAGCCGCCCAGTTCAGTCCGGTCGGCTGTGATACGCTGCCGTCACTGTTCCTGATGGTCAATCTCTCCATACTGGCACTCCTCGCACTCCAATTTCTCGTTTGGGTTGTCACAGGGCCGCTCCTCATATTCCGGGCAGTTACACCGGTATCTCATATCTGTTTCCCCTTTCTTCCCCCCGGCATCAGAGCGTCCGTATGCAGGGAGATCATTTTTTCTCTGGTCAGCTTGTCCACGACCATCCCGATTTCTCGGTATCCGCACATGGACGCCAGCCGTTCCAGGTTCTTTGCCGTCTGCGCCGTTACCAGAATAGAGATACGGCGCATATTCTTTTTGCTCATGCCACAACCGCCTCCCGTCATACGCTCACATACCGGTTCCGACAGTTCACATTGTTGCAGAACCGTTCCTGTCCGATCTCTCGCAGCGGCTGGCCGCAGTATTGACAAAAGCCTCCGGCCTGACGGGGCGGCTGATCGTCCGCGTGTGTGCCTCCATATCTCATGCGGTTCACCAGGCACACCATTGACCCCGGCTGCGCCGCAGCTATGCAGTGTTCCTTTGCTTTGCAGTAATAGCAGTCCATCAAATCGCCTCCATTGTTGCAGTTCTCGTCATGCCGTCACAGCTTTTTCCAGCTCCTCCATGGTCGTGATCGTCCGACTGCACCACTCCGGCAGGTTCGCCCGTACAAGGGCCGTCGCCATGGGAGGGCATACCGCGTTCCCGCACCGGGCCACCTGCTTTGTTTTCCCGTACTCGTTGCCCAGGTAATCCCGGTCGATGATGTAATCCGGCGGAAAGCCCATGGCGTTATAGAGTTCCCGCGGCGTCAGCATCCGCAGAAGAATATCCGCGATAAAGTAAAGCCCTCCGCCGATCTCCAGCAGCAGGATTTCATCGTCTGCCATCTCATACCCACAATGGCGGTTGAGCAGGTCGCGGACTTCCGGCCAGTGCATCAGGTCTTGGCTTCCCGCCTCCATCAGCTCTGCCCGGCAGTCTGCAAATTCACCGGCAGACGCCGTGATCGTGCGCAGTGGCCGATCTGCGTCCTGCCCAATGTCCTGCCCTTTGAACTCGACAATATGGGCCGCCGCTACCGCATTGTGGTCAACCGCCGTCACAGTCGGCAGCGGCTCTTGCGCTTCCGCCCCTATCACGCCTCCGTAATATTTGCAGATGTGGGCGCAGACTATCGCCTCCCGGTCGTGGCTC